AACATTAACATATTCACCAACAAAAAATTCGTCCGCCTTTTGTTCCAATTGCGAATCAAAATTATCAAGTCTATCTGGTAACCAATCATGTGATCCTCTTGAGGCAGCAACTTCTGCATTACTATTCCCTTCATTAATTACTAGGTTTTTAAATTGCTCACCTAACTTATTTTGTTTTTCTGTAGTTCCTTCTACTTCTTTATTTATTGCATCTATTCCATCATGTATAGATCCTCGAACTTCTTGACCAAATAGAGCATTTTTTATTTTATCTAAATGTGTTTTTATATTTGCCATAAAAAAAGCACCTCCTTATTCTGTTGGTGTTTGTAATATTTCTAAGATAGTATCTAACTTTGTATCAAGTGTATCTATCTTATTTAATTTAGTTTTAATAACTTCAATATCAGTTTTTATAGTCCCTATATCGTTTTTTACTTTTGATATATCTGATTTAATGATACTTAAATCAGTTTCTATTGTTCTAATACTTTCTGTATTTAAATTAACTTTATTATTTAATATATTTATAGTATTAGTTATCTCACTTAAATTTGCATTAGTACCATCTAAGTTGTTATTTATATCTCCAAATCCATTGTTAACATCAACAATCATTGCGTTTAACCTATCATCTACTCTATATATTTCATCAGATGTAAACTTTTCAATACTACTAGCTTTAGCACTAGCTGCTTCTGCAATTTTCTTAGCTTCTGTATAACCTTTTTTAGCTTGAATATTATATTTTTTAATATCCTTTTCTAAATCCCCTAAGGTAATAGAGTTTGTATGAGGACTATCTATAGATATACTCTTTTCAACTACCCTTACAATATCATTAATATCAAGTATTTCATGTACAAGAGGATAGTAATTACCGACTTCAAAACTATCTATATCTATACCAATAAGACTTAAATCTAGTGCATTAACTTTATTACTAATTAATATTCTCTGATTAAGTAAATACTTCTGACCTTTTGTAAATAAGTTTTTAGCATCAGTTACATCATCATATATAACTTGACCTTGTATAATACCATATTTAGCTATACTTTCTTCATCATCTATATATCTAACTCCATTATTTACACTTTCTATAGTTAACCTTTCTTCTAAATCTACTTCATTACCTTCATCATCTGTACTCTTTAACTTAGATCCTAATACCACTAATCTATTACAGTATCCATTAATATCAATATTTTGTTCAATATCTTGCAAGTTTTTAGCTAATCTTATTTCTGTACTACAAACTTTTCCTATTTCAGTTAAGTAATCTAAATACCTAATATCATTTTCATATCTAATTTGAAGTTCTCCACCTAATTTATCAATTAAGTCATCATCAATATTTTTCTTTGTACTATCATAAGCAACATACCTATACAAACTATTATTATTATCAATTACATTTACGTTTCCTACAGTAAATTGCTTATTAGAATCTGTATTAACATTATGAACTCGTATGAGCCTTTCTAAGTAGCCTTTAACTGTTACATTATGTATTTCTTCATATGACTGATATGTATCTAGTAAATATCCTAATTCACTTTCACAGATAAATGTTTTTGAAACTAACCCATTACTATTCATGCTATGAGTTGAGCTTAGTACTCTACCTACGAACTCATATTTATTAGTTTTAGTATTTAATACTTTTACCAAAGTACTTAAAGGATTTATAAGATTATAACCTTCGTTATTCGGATAAATAGTAAAAGTGAAACTATTAATCGTATTTATTCCTTGTTTAATAGTTCCACTTACTCTGTTATTTGTATTAGTAGATATTTCGTTTATTACAGTTTCTACATCATTATTTATTATTGTTACGAGATACATTAAAGAACCTCTTTTCTAAATCTAAACTCAATAGTCCCATTACCTTTTAAAGTAATGTTATTTTCACCTTTTTTAAGTTTAAATCTATAATCTTTACTTTCTCCAGCTTCAACTATAAATTTTTTACTATCTTTTATTATTTCAAATTCAGATGATGCAATTATAGCTGGCTCTATGTCAATAGCACTAGAATTATATATATTAACATTAGCATATCCATTTACAGTAAACTTAGTATCTTGAAGTACATCTGATTCAAAGTTAAAATTATCCCATAAATTATTACCTTCATAATTTGCACCTATTCTAAACGGATAAGCATCAAATGTAGCTTTAATAGTTCCATTTACATACATATCTTCAAAGTCTAAGTCTATACATTCTGCTAAATAATAAAAGTTCGGTGTATTATCATCAATTAATTTAGTTTTTTCATTAGTCCCCATTAACCAATTTTCTATATTCATTCTTTTATATTCAAGTTGTTGTTGATTACTAGACCGTACTATAAGCTCATACACTAATTGTCTATTATCGTACGTTGTTCCACCGTATAAATTAGAAAAATCATAATCTCCATTAAAAAAGGGAATAGTTTCTAATATTTTCCTTTTACTTGGTGTCTTTATTTCTCTAGTATTAAGAACTTTAATATTAAAGTCCCTAAAGCTATGTTTATTGTTAAAAGTTATCCCATACATTATAAAGCTAATCCCCTTTCTGATAGATTTATTCTTTTTCCATTTACTACATCACTAAAAGATGCCATTGTTTCTGCTAATACTCGCCCATCTAAAATAGTTTGAATTATGATAGGTTTATCACTTTGACTACTACTAATTGATTTATTAGCAACTCCATTTTGGTTTATTTTCGGAACTGATAAATTAGCATTATAGCCACCTATGACACTACTAGATAATCCTTTACTAGCCTTAGTTACTCTATTACTTTCACTATCTATACCTATTGCAAGTCCTTCTCCAGTCCATTTACCAAATTGAGTAAAGACCTTGGAAGGAGAATTTATACCAAGTGCTTTTTTAGCTGCATTAACTGCTCCACTTACTACTCCATTTATAGCTCCTACAACATTACTAGCCATACCTTTGATACCATTGATTAGTCCTTGTATCATATCTCTACCAACCTGAACTAAGTTAATATTTTTAATGACATTTACAGCTTGTGTCATAAAGTTTTTTACAGTTGTAGGTACTTGTCTTATATTTGAAGTAACAGCACTTAATAAGTTAGACATCATAGTCTTTGCTACACTCCACAACGCTTGAAATGCATTAGCTCCAAAAGTTCTAAGAGTATTAAAATTACTAGTACCTGTTGATACTAAATTTTTAACAAAATTTATACATGCAGAAATACCACCACTAAAGAAACCTTTGATTGAGTTCCACATATTACTAATAATATTAGGAATTGACTTCCCAAAATTTTTAATCATGTTAGGTATATTGACTGCAAATTGAACTTGCATCCAGTTCCATATAAATTTTATAGCATTGCTAAATATTTGTTTTATACTTTCCCAGCATCCTTTAAAGTTCCCCTTGAATAAATTTTGGAAAAAGTTAATTATTCCATCTATGATCGCTAATCCACTTTGAACAACATTACCTATAGCTGTTATCGTAGACATAATAAATCCAGCTATAAAATTCCAAGCAAAACTTACTACTGTGGTAATTAATGCTCCATGTTCATCCCAAAACGCTGTCATAGATTGAATTATAACTCCTACAGTATCTCCCATAGTTTGGAATATAGCTATAGCAGTTTGTACAAACGGTTCTATCCCTGGAGCAAACCTCTGTATAGTTCCCATTAAACCATTTTCAGATAAAGAACTTATTACTTTTTCAACATAAGGTAATACATTTTCTAGGCCCTGCTTTAATTTATCAAATATCGGTTGAGCTAGTATACCTGCAGCTTGACTCATATTATCTTTCAATGTACTTACCATACCACTAAAAGACTTAGATTGCTTTTGCATCCCACCTTCTACACCTTTAGCTAAATTATCTAACGCAGCTTGATATATGTCTGCTGATATTTTACCTTCACTGGCCCATTTTTTAACTTCTGATGTATTTATTCCTAGCTCTTCTGCTATAGCTTTAAAAATTGGAATACCTCTATCTTGAAGTATATTTAAATCTTCTGTATATGCTACTCCAGCCTGTTTAACTTGAGCATATTGTCTAACCATTTCTTGAAGTGAATCAGCCTGAATACCAAATGCTCCAGATAAATCTCCAAACTTAGTTAACTGATCAAATAATGATTGCCCTTCAAATCCTGCATTATGAAGTTGAGTAGCCATAGCTTCAACTCCCATTTTTTCAAATGGTGTAGTTGCTGCAAACTTTTCTATATCTTTAAGCATTTTATTTGCTTTCTCTTGAGATCCTAAAAGTGTTTCCCATTTTATAGATGAAGTTTCAAGAGTTGCATTGTAATCTATACCTGCTTTAGCTGCATTTACAAATCCAGTTACAAGATTTTTGCCAACATCATAAATCATAAAAGATCCTATATTTTGAGCTACCTTACCAATAACGCTACCTAAGCTATTAGCTTTACTTTCAGCTTTACCAATACCTTTTTCAAAGTTATCAGTTTTGGCATTAATATTTACCCATAAGTCACCTATAGTTGCCATCATCTCACCTCACTTTCTACTTGAGGTAATAAAAAAAGTGCCTATTTCTAAGCACTTATCTTAATTCCTGTATTTGTAATCTTATATTTAAGACCATTTTGTTTAGCAAATTCTATTAATTCTAAATCACCTTGGGTTAATTCTCTTTTATTCTGTAAAGTAGGGTATTCTCCAATTAGACTTTCAATGTCATCAACATCTCCACCTAAACACTGTATGATCCATAACCCTAACTTAGCAAATTTACTCATATCTTCGTAATAATTAACTTGCTTAAAATAAACTGCTATATCTGAATTAAACATTTCAAACTTTTCTCTAACAGTTAATTCTTCTATATCAATTTTATTATATCCATATTCTTTAGCAAAGAAAATTAACTCCTCTATGCTAATTTCATAACTTGAGAAATAACCTTCTTTGCTCCTATAAAATTTACCTCTATAAATGCTACTAATAGCTCCTCTACTTCAGATATATATGCATTTTCTATATCTTCTACAGTTAACTGAGGGAATATAATAGTTATCTTATCCTCTAATTGTTCAAATATGATATTAAATATATCATCAGTTGTTCTATTATCTAAATCTATTTTTAATAAATCATTAAAACTAACTGAAATATCTTTAGCTAATTGTTTTAATTCTTTTATTTTTTTCTCAACAACTAATATTTCTTTATTTCCAAATTTAACAACTTTATTTCTCATATTAACATTCTCCCTTTATATAATTAATCATCAAGTCCATTTAATTTTCCATTACCTTTTGCTTTTATAGATATTTTTAATTTATCCTTAACAGTTGTATCTATATCAAGTCCTGTTATTTTTATATTTCCACTAAAATCTTCTTTCTCAGCAGTCTTATCTACATATAGCTTTATAGGTAAATTTTCTCCGCTAACTAAAGCTGCCATCACTGCCTTTTGGCCTGTAGTATCTGCTTTATTAAAAGTACCTTCCATAGATACTTCCCAAGATTTTGTTGTAACTTCAGTTTCTTCCCATCCGTCAGAATCAAAACTAGTTGTATCTACTTCATTAGCTTTTATGCTAAGTTTCCAGTTTTCCATTTTAGTAATAGAGTTTTCTCCAGTTTTTATTGCTCCTTTTTCTCCGGTAAATGCCATTACTTAACACCTTCTTTCGATATTATATAATTCACACTAAACTCACTTCTTCCCTTTTCATCCTTACCTATAGAAAAAGGGCTCTGTTGTGGTTTATAGCCTTCCAATTTATTTAATAGACTAAATATATCTTTAATTACCTGCTCTCCTTTAGGATAGCTTTTATTTCTAGATATAATTTGAAGTCCAATATATTCAATAGTAGTATCATCAAAATAAAAAGTAGGTTCTAATCCAGTTGTACTGAATAAACCTACTCCATCTCCATCAACTATACTTCCTATAGTTATAGTTTCATTTATTCCATTTTCTTCTAGGTATTGTTTTATATATCTAAACATTTAATGCTCCTTTCAGAACATCTTTTATTCTTTTAATATATACTGACTGATTTTCTCTAAAAGGCCTTTCTAAGAATTTAGCACCTCCACCTCTTTTAAAGTTAAAGTGTATTCCTTCATGTTGCCTTCTTGTATAAGGTAAACTAGATCCAACTTGCCAATGCATAGGGCCTTTTCTTCTAGGTCTTGCTAACTCACCTCGTAAATCTCCACTTTCTACTGGTGCAGCTTTACTACTTTTACTTCCTAAATCTAAAGCTATATCTGCTAATTCTTCCTCTGCTACATCTGGGATTTCTTTAGCTAACTTATTTAGATTTTTAAGTAACTCATCTAGTCCTTCTATTTCTATATTGCTCATAGTAAATAACCTTTATAGCCTATAACACCTTCTAAATCCACTATAGAATTTACAGCTATAACCTTTCGATTATCTATATAGTCACCTACTTTTATACTCTCATAGCACTGTATAATACCATCAGATACAACTTCCTCACCTTTGTCATTGACAATACGTTTAAATCTATCTATTAACCTACATTTAACTTCTTTTGCTTCACCAAATATAGGTTCATTATACTCATCCATACCTATCAATGATTTTAATATAACCACCTGATTTAAATAATCTCTTAGCATATGGAAGCACATCCTATTAAATAAGGTTTTAAATATTCTATAGCCTCAGTGCATACCTTCTTACTAGCTTTAGAGATATCATAACTTTCACTAAGTCCCTCTACACTAAAACTAGCAACTCCTTGATCTATTAATCTAGATCTTTGAGTATTTTGAGTTTGTATAAGGTATAAAGCTTGCTCACATATAGCTTTCTTTAAATTATCTTCCTTATATTCATCAGTATATTTACTAAATCTAAGTCTATTAATTTGATTACTAGCCATTTTAAGTGATTGCTCTTGTTTATTATTTTCAGCCATTAGCCAGTCATCTGAAAATAGCCTTTCATTATAAAAATAACTATAAGCATCTTCTATTGTTATCATATAATCACCTACTTCAATAAAAAAGAAGCTAGGTTTTATCCTAACTTCTCTATCAATTCAGCTTTCTTTAAACTTGAATATCCTTCTATTCCTTTATTTTTAGCTATTTCTCTTAATTGAGCTACTGTCATAGAAGAATAGTCTATTTCTTGTGGGACCGCCACTTCTTCGACTAACTCAACTTCTTCAGTTGGTATTGAAGCTATTCGTGTGCTAGGCACTATGCTTTACAACAAACTTTATTGCATCATGTTTTTTATCTAATATAAATACATCTTCAAAAGATTCTTCAAAGTATACATATTTACCTTGAGTAACAGCACTTGGTGCTTGTAATTGTGCAAACTCATAAGAAACTATAGGTAATACAGCACTTGGATGTACTAAACACATAGCTATATCTTTAGCAGATCCACCTACTTCAAATCCATTATCAAAAGTGTATTCAGTTTTCATTAATTTAGTTGGTACAGATATTACCTCAACTTCATCAAGTCTTGAAACGCCTCTTAATAAAGTTTTATCTCCGTTTGTTCTTACTATTGTTATAGCATTGTCTATTAATGTCTTTGTATATGTATCTACATATAATATTCTTCCAGTAGAAGGAACTAATGATTCATCCATTTCATCCATTAATTCATCAAATACTTTTAATACTGTATCCTCTGTTAATTCTGCCTCTTGAGGAACTACAGCTTTTTTATCATTTTTTAATTTATATAAATTAGATATTAAATAAGCATCCATTTCTGGGAACTTTTCAGTTTCATTCATCGTCTTAGTTATATTAGCTATAGAAACAACTTGATTAGTTTCATCTACATCTTTAGGATGAACTAAAGTTTCCCATATTCTATGATTTTTTAATGTTTTTGTTTCCCATGCATTATTAAAGTTTCTAGAAAATTGACCTATAGTATCTCTGTCTCCATTCTTTCTTCCTCCTACAGATAAAGTAGGTATTTGTATAGTTTTAGCATCTACTATTCTATATTTAGATGAATTTTCAGTACTCCATAATCTTCCAAAGTGTAGTACATTAGGATAAGCATTTGCTAATTCTTTTGAATATTGTTGTGCATAATTTAAAGTTGTCATATTATAAATTCTCCTTTATTTTCAATTATTTTATTGGTTGGAAATTAAAATTAAACCCTGTTTCTTTTGGTTCTCCTCCACCTGTAGGATTAAATCCACTTCCAGTTGAAGTTTGGTCTAAATCAAACAAATATGCATCTGATTCCTTTAAACTATTTATTTGATTTTCTAGGCCATCTAATTTTCCATCTTGATATTTTATATTATTCATATCAAGTAAAGCCTTTAAAGCCTTATTATTTTTACATTTAGCTCCAGTTAGTGCACCATCTAGAGCATAATCAAATTGCATTTTATTTATTTTATTTTCATATTCTGCAACTTGATTTTTATTTAAAGCTTGCAAGTCTTTAATCTGTTTTAATAATTCTTCATTATCTTTGTTATTTTTAGATAAATCAGCTAGTTGTGTATCTCTTTCTTTTAAAAGATTATCAAGTTCACTCTTTTGAGTTTTTAACTTATTGTATCTTTCGTCTGCATTTTCTAATGAAGTCTCATAAACTTTATTTTCCTTCATAGAAGTTTGTATTGCTTTTATTTGCTCATCTGTAACTCCTTGAGCCTTTAATATTTCTAATAACTTCATAATATCCTCCTACGCTTTTTACGTGTTTGCATCACTAGAGTTTTTCTATATCCTGTTCTTTTACATCTATCAGTAATAGAATAAAAGATAATTTATTGCATAATAAAAACACCTACATAAGTAAGTGTTAATTATACTTCTCTATATAAACACTAATTCTGTGTCTACAGCGTGGATGTATATTGTTATATCCCTTATTAAATCCTTGTATAGTATTTAGTTTAGGATATCTTTTATCATCTCCACTTATAGAATATATCTTGCCTTCGTACTTTTGACATACTGGGCATGCACTTTTATGTTCTGACATTATAACTAAATCCTTTTTATACTCCTTTGCTACATTTAAAATACTTGTATTTTGAGTTTCTGCAACAATGGATCTAGCTAATAATTCAGCATAAACAGTAAAAGGAATAACTCGACCTCTTTTATCAGTTATCCCTCCGATACCTTCATTAACTAAAGTTTCTCTAAGCTCTTTTTGAAGTTCTTTAATAGTTTGACCTGTTGCAAATTTAAGTTGAGCATTCGTTAAACCTATCTCTCGTATAGTGTCCTCTATTTTTCTACCAACTTGATTATTAACCTCTGAAAAGTTATTTACTAAATTCTCAGTTAATATATCTATTGCATCAGCATGTAATGATGTAAATCCATCTTTTATATTAGCTATTTCTAATAACTCTAAAGATTTTTCATAAGCTTCTAGATATAATTCCTTAACTATATCTTTAGATAGCTTTGATGTTTTGACTTGTAATTTCATTAATTCAAGCTTAACTTGCTTCAATAAAGACTCATAAAAATCTGTTACTTGACCTTTTACAGTCTTAGTACTAATTATATTTATAAGTCTTTTTTCTGCTCTTATATATAATTTAATGAGTTGTTTTATCTTTCTATCATAGGGTTTCATTATTCAACCCCTCCATTATTTGCACGCTTCCTCTCCATATATATAAGCTGTTCCATAAGCTATGACACAATCATGTTCTATTTTGCACCCTCTAGCCTCTTGCCATCCATTAGCAAAATATGCTATATCTGCATCCGCTAATAACTCTATGGATTTAGCTAAGTATTTCATAGGTATGCAACCTTCAGAAGGATTATAATCCTCAAAATACGAATCTATTACTTCGACTTCTTCACCTAATATATCTTTAGCCTTTGCTACTGCATATTCTCTTTCTGACTTTATTTGTTTATCAGTTTTACCCCTCATTGGTTGAGATATAAATAATTTCTTCATTACTCTTCACCTTCTCCATCTTCTTTCCCATAATCAAAGTTCATATTTGATAATGGATTATTATTTACTTCATCTTGTTTTATAGCTTCTATTTCCTTAGCTGTATCTTCATCTGATAAACCATCTAATCTTTGAATAGCACTATATTGACTTAGAGTTGATTTATTTCCAGTTCTTATAGCCATTACCTCAGCTTCTTCTTTTGGATCACCTGGTAAACCATCATTCCAGAATATATTAATCTTCTCTTTAGATAAATCAATGATACCATCTCCACCAAGTTGGCTACAAAGTTTTATAGCTTTTTTAATACCTGCATCAAACCTCATTCTAACTCTATTTGTCTTAGCTAAAGGACTTATCATCATTCTTCTAAGTGCTGTCCCACTAGCTATTTGACCAGCTTTAGCTTCATTATCAAATATAGCACTTCCCATTTCAGATACTACAGATAATATATTTATGAGCTTTTCTATTATTTTGAAGTTTGCTTCTAGTTGTGCATCCCATGTAATATATTCAACTGGTGGATCTTCTACTGTATCCCTAGGGAAATAGTTCCCCATCTTTAATTGCCACTCTCCAGTATGAGGGTTTCTTACTAATGCACTAGATGGTCCTTGTACACTAGGTTCTGCATGTTTATCTAATATCTTAGATATTTGGCTTATTCTAACTTCTAATTCAGATATAATGCTATCTAAATCTGAATAATCATCAATTCCATATACTCGATCACTTGTAAGCAAATTATGTATCGGAACTATGGCAAAATCATCTAATCCAGTATTAACCTTTTTTAATTCTTCATGTACTTTTCCTATTGTATCTTCATTATCATTAAGCTTATATGTTATAGTCTCATAAAATCCTTTAGAGTGTATTTCTACATATAGATAATGATCATACTCTTGCTTATTCCTTCCAAAGAAGCTAGAATTAGGTTTTAAAACCTTATATGTATGAGCTAATACATGATGCTTTATTTTTCTGATATTTCTAGGTTCTACAACTTTAAAATAAAAAGAAGGTTGAGTTATATCAATTACTCCTTTACCTTCTTCATTCTTATAAATATTTAGAATACTATCACCATATCTAGATAAATCTATCGCACTAGCATAGCAAGTGTTTATTAAGTCACTATTTTCCGATATATTATCTAAGCAAGTTTGTTCTTTACTATCATCATCACCACAAGTTATTTTAGGAGGTTCTCCTAGTAAGAAATCAGCTATCTTTAAGCTAATTAACTTCTGAAAATTAGCTATAACATGGTAGCTAACTACATTCTCAAAGTTTCCTATAACTCTAGTGATTCTTTTAAAGCTTTCTTTATATACTTCTTCATGCTCACCTTCAAATATACGTTTATGTCTCATATATTTTTCAAGTCTTTTTTCTTCTCCTGGAGGTGGCCAAGGTTGTCCTACCTTCAAGAATTCTAAACTAGTTAACATATTACCACCTCCTTAATAGTTAATATTAATAGGACCTTTACTTTTATTATTTATAATATGCTCTAATGCATATCTAACAGCATCTATGTGATGATTCTCTTTATCTGGATATCCAGATATAACTTCTCCATCTTTAGTTCTTTCATATTCATATTCTAAAAATTCTGTAGCAGTATAAGGGCATCTAATATTATCTATTACTATCTCATTTAAAGAAACTAACCATTTCATAGAATAGTCCACACTTCCAGGACCTTTTCTAGCTCCTCTAGCTGACAACCCATAATTCTTATAATCTTGTATTGATTTCTTTTCAGCACTATCACAGGTTATTATATCTGCTGGAGTTACACCTTTTTCGTTAACTAATATTTCATAAGTATCTTTATTTGATTTTTTATTTTCTCTAGCTTCATCAAATATATATAACTTATTTTGACTTGGATTATAATACATTTTATTCCATGTCCAAGGATCAGGAAACCATCCCCAGTCAACACCCATGTATATTCTGTCAAATTCAGATATTTCTTCATCAGTAATTTGTCTTATAATAACATTATCAAATACATTTCCGCCATTACCATTTGCAATACCTAAATATTCATGTTCATATGATTTCGGATTAATTTCTTTTAGGTGCTCTGCTTCTTCTATAAATGCTTTACCTAACCATTTCTTAGGTACTTGAGTGTAATTACTATGGTTAAAGTATCTATTCTTCTTAGGCACTTTAACATATTTATTAGCCCAATTATTAGCAGTCTTAGGAGGGTTAAAACTTTTAAATATGTATGCTTTATCTCCCCCTCTTACTACAGATTGTTCTATAGTTCTAACAGCTTCCGGTCCTTTAAATTGATCTAACTCCTCAAACCATAGTATCCCTAAATATCCACTTTTAACTTTAATACCTTTTAACTTAGTAGGTTCATCGGCTCCTCTAAAATAAATCTTTTGCCCTGTAGATTTATATGTTATTTCTAAAGGAGAATAGGTGCACTTAAATTCTTCTGTCAATTCTAATGATTCTATAGCCCATTGTATTTGAGCGAATACTGAATCTCTTAAAGTATTTGCTACTTGCCTTACTATTACTGCATTAAGCTCTGGATTATTTTTTATAAGCTCAATTATTTTAAGTGATATAAAAGAAGATTTAGTTGATCCTCTACCTCCACTAAATACATACTCAGTAAAAATATTTTCTTCAAATTTATGTAAAGCTTCAACAAAAGCTGGAGAAATTACATTCCAAGGTAAAGCAAAAGATTTATCATCAACTTTAATATCTTCTTCAGTAGCCTTCTTTATTTCCAAATCCATTTTCATTTCTTTTAATCTTATTTCTCTATCATTAAATAAGTAATATCTTTTAGCTAATAATTCAGAAGCTTTAATTTTATCTTTAGCATCTAACTTTTTATCTACTATTTCAATTTCAGTTATAAAATCACCTGCGCTTTTAGTAACAACAACTTGCTCTGTCTCTTCATCTCTTATAACCCTAGTAAGATATTGTAAAACTTCTTCAGCCTTAGCTATTCTATTACTCGATATTTCTTCCATTTTTTCTTCTATATATTGCTTAATGTCTAGTTTTGACAAGTTCTCACTTGCTATCCTGTTTAAATTATTACCTTTATACCCTGCCTTTTGAGCAGCTTCTGTGGCGTTGCCTAACTCTATATAGTAATCTGCAAACGCCTTCTGTTTTGGTGTAAGCTTCACAACGCCCCCTCCTTTTCTATAATAAAAAAGAACCCTATTTCTAGAGTTCCATTAATTTAAGTTAAATCTAATATTACACTTTTAAAAAGTGCTAACTCTTTTAAATCAACAGTCGATTTAACTTTTGCATTTTTTAATATTAATTTACTATCTCTACTTTTACATATGACAGCTATTTCTTTTAAAGCTAAAGTAGTGTACTCATTAGCATCAAGTATAACACTTCCTCCAACGGTAACTATATCTTTTATAGATGCAACTGATTTTCTCATTTATCTACCACCTCCATAAAACATATAATTCTATTTAATTCGATAATTTCCTTCTTTTTTCTTATATTTATCAAACTTAGGTTTCTTTCTCATTTCTATATCTAATTCTCTTAACTTACTATCTTCTATATCATGTATCATTTTTATAGCTTCATTTGCATCTTTCCAAACCTTAGCCATATCCCTCACCCTTGTTTTCAATAAAAAATACTCACACATGATATAAATGTGTGAGCTTGCTGATTTGTTGAAATAAAAATACATCAAACAGTAACTTAAAAATAATAAACGTAAAATTTAAGATACTTGTTGCCCTTATTACAAAAAGGCTACCTCCTATCTTATCAATTAGACAATTTATTATTTTAGTTTATAGTCTGCTTTACCTTAACAGACTTGATTCTCTTTTTTTTCGTTAAGTTTTTTTATTAAAATTTGTGCAAGTTGTAGGAGTTGCACCTACCAATACTTTTACTTGCATATTAGGTAAGAGGGGAGTCCTACCTTTTAGAGAAATATACATATTAGGGGGAATAACTGAAATTATATAAATTTCTATATTAATATAATAACATATATAAAATTATATTTTGTCCCAACTTTGTCCTTAAAATGTCCCTCAATTTGAATTTGTAAAATTATTAAATAATTCTCGCTCTAGTATATCTGGATATATAGAGTTTATAGCACTTCTTACTAATGATTCTCTTAATTCATAGTATGTAGTTTTGGATATATGCATTTTATCTAATATTTCATATCTAGGAACTCTCTTTCTATTACTCATATATAAAATATCAAATAATTCTTTTTGCTCTAACGTAAAATTATTTATAGCTATTTCTATCTTCCTTTTTTCTATTTCTTTTTGTCTTTTTCTATATTCTAAGTAATTTATTCTTTGTTCTTTTTTTATAACTTCATTTTCTACTAATCTACTTATATTATATGTCGGACCTGTTCTTTCTTCATAGCCTATTGCTCCACATCCTATATACTCATTTTTTATTTCCTCTATATCTAATTCAATTTTTTCTATTGCACTTTTTATCCTCTTATAATCGAATAATTTACCTTCTGTTTTTCTAAATAATTCACTATATTCTTCTTTAGTCATACTAATCCCCCTCTACATTTTCTATACTTACTTCTATACAAGCCTCTTCTGAATATTCTTTTTCAGCTAATATTGCATAAATATATCTATCATCTTTAAAAGCCTTTCCATTAAGTCCATCAAGTACACTTTTAATATAATTATCAATATCAGCTTTAGTCGGTCTTATTTTACCTTCTAAAGCGTCTATTCTTTTCTTTTTGCTGTAGCTCTTTGGTACTTCAAATTTAAATTTCATTCTTATTCTTATATAATTATCATCAAAGTAATGTCTAGCTCCATATGCCAAACTTACTAAGCTTTCAAATATCCTCGTCTTATCATCTGTAAAAGCTCGTCCTGTATTTGTGTTAAATCGAGGACGCGACTTAGGTACTGGTGCTGACGGAATTGTAAAATCAACTCTCATACTCATTCTCCTATTTCATTAATTAATTTCTGAAATTTATTCTTCAAATGTAGTCTAAAATTCAAATCCTTTTTCTATATTAAACTTATTTGTTCTGTAAGCTCACTTTTACTTAACAACTGATTAAATACTTCATATCCTACCCAATTTTTATTCTCCCATATTCTGCATGAATATAAATCTAATGCATATTTGTGAGCTTCCTCCTCCGTATTAATCCAAGCTAAATAATCTAAACTATATTTCTTTAATCTATTAAGTATATCAGTTTCTAGTTTTACCTTAACTTGTTGTAATACTTTATCTTTCCAAACATCATAATCATAGTACTTGTGATCTGTTACTACTGTTGTATGATATGTATGTGTAACCTTGTCTTTGCCTGCACCTATTTCTACATGCCTTTCAGACCTGCCTATTGTATATTTACATCTTAAATTCATATTTAACCTCTTTATCATTCAGTTATCATTATCAATATATCGACCGAGAGCGACCATTAGTTGACCTCGGTCGATACCAAATTATTGTTTTATTTGCTTAGATTTTGCATCTTTTGTTGTATTATTAATACCTTACCTAGATATAATTGCATTTTTTCTTCATTTACTTCTGTTTCTTCACATATGCTTAATATCGCCATTTCATCATAAACATTTGCAAGTTCTCTAAATAACTTAGCTTGTTCTTTTAGAACATTATATTCATCCATAACTTAAACCTCCTATTTTATTTACATTTGAAATTTTTACAACTTTTCTTCCTGTGTTCAATCTTTTTTAGTGCATTTAAAACTTCTTTTCCTAACTTCTTAAATTCTAAACCTAACTTATAAAATTGAAAATCTGACATATTTTCTACAGCCTTAAAATCTTTTGCATCCATTTCACCTAATGGAAATTCTTTATCTTTGCAATATTGCAATAAATCTTTATCTATTTGCATAACTAAATCTCCCTTTTATTATCTGATTTCTCTTAAAAACTTTATTTAAGGGAAATGTCTTTATATTTCTCCCATCACAGTTTTGACCCAAATAGCTTTTTGAATATATTCTTCATCTATTTCAAATTTAATTCTTGACTTCTTTTGACTATCAATAATTTCATAAATAACACCAGCTACTTGTTCTACTGATAACTGTGTAGATGGTGCTATATTTTTAGCAAGTTCTAATATTTCTTTCTCCATAATATCCTCCTGTATATTTAAATAAAAGTTTTATTTTAATGACTTTTATTCATGATTAATTTTATTATAAATACTCATAACATCTTTACCATCAATAAATATTATAACATTGGTTATTACTAACTCTTTTTTTCCATTAAATTTCATTTTATTACACTTAAACACTATTTCATTATCTTCAGAAACATAAATATTTAAAACCTTATACATTTCCAAATCTTGTTTACAATAGTCAAATACTTGAACAATACAACCTATTTTTATATCTTTGATATTCATAACTTCCTCCTAATGTTTGCTTAATGTTATTTTGTAGCCGTCAACCTCTGTTACCTCTGTAACCGAACACCACATAAAACAACTGCAATCATCTCTTTTTTCTTCTATTTCTTTTTTTATTACATCTTCGTTTTTGTCTGATACTTTTAAATAAGATATTTCATCCATGTCATCTTGCACTGTTATTTGAAAAAGTTTCATGTTCTAATTCCACCACTTCCTTTAAAATTTTGATTTTAATCAGAATATTAATGAATAAATGTCCTAAAATTGTCTCAAAGGACATTTATTTGTACATTCTAAAACTCCTCTTTAGTTAGTTGGTACCGAAATCAATTTCGGTACCAAATTTATTAAAGTATATCCATTAATACATCTTCTATTTCATCTATCATTTCATCATCATTAATATCGTTGTAATCTAAAAATTCTTCTATTCCAAATACACCATTAAGTCTATTAAGTATCATACTAGCTATATTAACGTGATCATATCCATTTACTTCAATACCTTTTTCTAGCATCTGCATAACATTTCTAGCTTGTCCTGATATGTATTTAATTCTTGCTCTACTATCTATTATTGCTTTATCTCCAGCCTTTACAGTAAGTTCTCTTCCTCCTACTGTTTTAAGTGTAAAATCTTCCGTTATTTCTATTTCTTGACCTATTTTATATCTCATAATATCCTCCATTTAAAATATGTTTTTTATTTTCCTATCCATTCGGGTAATACTCCATTACAATACTCACATTTTTCTGCATATGCTCCTAGTATTTTAGCTTTAGCCATAACCTCACCTACTTTTCAATATCATCATTTATTGTTATATCTATTGGCATTCCTCCACCCATGTACTTAGTTATATCTAGTAAATATGATGCTACTTCATTTTTATTTATCTTATCTACTTCTAAAATATCCTCTGCTAACTTTTTTAGTTGTCTTTTACTTTCTTCATTACACCAATTACTTCTATTTGCACTATTGAATCCTTCTATAAGTACTCTATTAGCTTTATCTAAATCTTTATTAGCCTTATCTAACTTTTTTAACTCTGTATCCTTAGCTATTAACTTAGTATTTAAACTACAATTTCTAATAGTTTTCTTCTCTGAAACTTTCTCTAATTTATCTAAATACTCTTCTAGTTTTTTAATCTTACCTTCTGCTATTGTAAGAGCTTGGTGTAAACTCTCATTTTTATCTTGTAGATTATCTTTAATTCTTTTTTCTACCTCTAGTTCATCATTTTTAACTGCTATAACTCTATTCTTTTCAACTATTATATTTATAGCTCTATCTAATTCCTCTTCATGTTTTTTTCTTAACATTAATGGTAACTTCATATTTAGTTCCCCCTTAATTATTCTTTAATTTATGTCTTTGTTCTTCAGATACATATCTATCTAGTATTTGGCTTAAATCTACTACTATTTCATGATTTCCATGTTTTAGATATAGCTCTGCAAGTGCATTTCTTAATTCCTCCATATGCCTTGCTCCAACTCTAAGATATTCTTATCCATCTTTTTATGATAAGCTTCTTCCAGGTCATTTAAATCAAATCCTAGACTATATATCAACTCTGTAAACAACGGTAATATTTTACCTGTCAACGTATATCTAGCGGTTCTTTTATTCCAAGTAAGTCTATTTATTTTGTCATTTAAGCTGACTACTATAACCTCTGGAGCTGTTATTTGCATTTCTTGAACTTCTGCAATTAATTTAATCTCTAGAAAATTTGCAGTATTTCCTATCCAACTAAGTAAGTCTGCACATTCTTCTATAACGTGTTCTCTATCAATTTTTTCTTTACTGTAACTTTTATGCATCTTCGCTGCATTAACTATTTCATATAGCTCGCTATTTAAGCCTAATATAAAGCTATATGGCACGTTATATATATCACTTGGTTGTTTTATACCTTTCTTATCTTCTAATAGCTTAGAGAACGTTTTTTGTTTCTCTAGTACATATGTAAAATCAATTACTTTATTATTCATTTTCTAATTCCCCCATTTTCATTTGTTTTTCAAATTCTTGTTCTGCCCATTTAATCGCTTCAAATGCATTCATTGAGTATTTGTTCATTAAATACTTTGCTCTAGCTATAAGAGCACTTCTATTCTCTAATTTAACTGTCATCTTTATACCTACTTATTTATATTTTCAGAAAGTAACCTTTTCTTGGATTGCTAACAATACTTTTTAAGCCTAAACTAAGTTCATTTGTATTCGGCTTATAAATTGACAAAATATATCTATCATTTACACATGAGTTTATTCTTTTACTTGCATAAATATTGCTCAAAGAAGTGTTTATTTCTTTTGCTGCATCTTCTGCTTTTGAAAATATCTTTGTTATTTTATCTTTCTTATCATATACAGCTACCGCTTTTTTCCATTGTTTTTCTACTGCTTTAATTACTTCATCTATAAATTCATCTCTTTCATCGTCTTTTAACTCTATAAGTCCATCCATTTCATCTAGTCTTATATATTCTTCAAGCTCTTGACCAAACAACATCCCTTCCATAGCTAAGACTTGAGCTATTTCTACTGCTTGATTTCTTTTGTATCCACTTAACATTTTCAATCTCCCCTATTTACCAGGGAGCATTAGCTCCCATAAATTCTATAATTCAATTTATCTCCTACCATTTCAGCTAAATAATTTTTAGACATTTCATATAATCTACTTCCTATAGCTTCATCTATCTCTAACAAATCACCTATAGATTTTTCAGTAGTAACTATCACAGGTAAGTTTTTAAAGTATCTATAATCAAGTATTTCATAAATTATATTTATATCTGATTCAGTAATCCTTCCCTTAAACAAATCATCTATCATTAATACTTGTGCATTTTTATATATATTAATTTCTCTCTGATAGTTTTCTTCATCAAGTATAGATTGTTTCAAATTGGTTATACTATCACGGTAAGGCATATATATAACGCCTATACCTTTATCTAGAAGTAAATTTGATATTGCTATTGCTAAGTGGGTTTTACCCGACCCAACTTGGCCTAAAAACATCATAGAATTTTTACGAGTTACTCTAATTTCCTCGAAGTTTTTGGAGTAACTTTTTGCTTTCATAAAAGCTTCCATTGTTTCAATACTTTTTTCATAATTGAAGTTTTCAAAAGTTTTCTTCCTAAACTCTTCGCTAACTCCTGATGCTTTTAGTTTTTCTTCTGCTATCCTTAATGATCTACACTCACATTCTTTGGCAGTTCCATCATCCTGGATTATGAAAAGCATATCTCTGCACTTATCACATTTATAGTTAGTTATCGAGTTCTCTAATTTGTCTAAGGAGTTCGGCTCTTCTTGCTTCTTCGCTTTCTCTATTATCTGTTGTACTCTCTGCTTTAGTAATTCCTTCTCTTCTTCCGACATCTGATTTCACACCCTTTTTACTTTGTTCTTGTTGAAGTTTATACACTTCTAATTGCTCCAAAGTTTTTATATTTATATCTAACCATTGTTTTATAATCCCTTTAACGTATCCAAGACTACATTTACCTCTATCAGTTGCTATTTCTATCGCTCTTTTAAAAAGATTAACATCTATAGTTTCAGATAGTTCTATAAGATACTCTGCTGTTATTCCATTTATAAGTCCTATATTTTGTTCATATAGGTTTTTAAAAGTTTTTAAATCAGATTTATCTACATACTTATCTTCTTTTTCTTTATCTGTATGTATATCTATATCTTTCTCTAACTCTTTCTCTATATCTATATCTATCTCTGGTGGAGTTTTGTCGGACATTTGTCCAATCAATTGTCCGGACATTTGTCCAAGTGATTTTTTCTCTTCTTCAATTTTACTTCTATATAATCTTTTTCTATCCGCTTCTGTGCTGCTTTTGCCTATAAAATTTTGTATATCTAGCATATATATCGCACCATTATCTAGTACTTCTATTAATCCTAATTCTTTAAAGATAGCTATTGATTTCTCAACTACTGCTACAGGAAATCTAGTTACATTGGCTAACATACTGGCATTGTAAGGAATCCTATTATTAAACATTAATTTACCTTCATTTTTCAAACTTCTTAGATATAGCTTTAAAAGTATATTTGAGTACATATATCCATCAGGCATACTTTCAAGTATTATCATTTCATCTCTCTCATAGAAGTTATCAACTAATTTCAAATAGTAGTACTTTTTATTGTCACTCATGATACTTCACCCACTTTTTTATCTTCTGTAAACTTTAATAGCTTGGAATACTCCAGCTAAAACTAGAGCATCCCATATAATCACCATTATTATTAAATTCATGTCTAAACCTCTAATGTTACCTGTTCATCTATATCTGCAAATTTATCTTCATCTACTGGAGTAAAATCTGCATCTATAAATTCTTCTTTAGGCTCATATTTAGTAAGTAAATCTAAAACTTCTTGAACTTCATCAAACTTAAGCTCTTTTAAACAATATCCATTACTCTCACAAAATTCTTGCATCTTAGATATATCCTTTGGATTATCATAATCATATAATCCTTTCATAGATGCTAACTTCATGATTCCTTGTTTTTGTCCTGGTGTAGCATATCCAACCTTTACTTCTTTTTCTGGTAACTTATCAGGTACATTTTGTATTTCTGCCGCATCGTACATTCCTTGTAAATCTTCTGGGAATGCTTCTCTTAAAGCTGTTACCATAGCACATTTTCTAATCATCACACATGGCATTTGCTTCCAAGTACTTTGACCTTTTGAGTATTCTTCCATACTAACTTCGGATCTAATAGGGAACTTCATATCTTTTACATATACTTCGCACCATCCACCTACTAAAATCTCTTTAGGAGCTTTTAAGCTACCTTCTCGATAATCCATACTTCCATCAGGTTTTAAAATTACTATTCCAGCTTTCATTCCTTCAAAGTTAGGATTTCTATAAGCTCTTTTAACAAATACATCTTTACCAACTACTATGTTTGCAGGAGAACTTCCAAACTTTATAAGATACGCTTCTCTTATAAATGGATTAAGTTTTTGTGCTTTACATAATTCTATAAACATCAATGTTTCCTGATCCGTAACTGCTCCATTTCCACTTACTAAGTAATTCTTAACTGTTTCTGCAGTTAATACTTGTCCTGTCTCTGTTTTAAACTCCGCTAAACTTAATGCACTAGTTTGTGCTTGCATAACTTTGCTCATATTCTGTTTCCTCCATGATTTTTATATTGTATTTAAAGCCTGAAATAATTCCTTGGACATATTCACTACATACATTCATACTTAAAGCATTGTAAAGTTCTTTATAAAAATCATCTAAAGTCCAACCTTCCTCATGTTTTCTAATACAAAACTTTATTGCTTCTTTTTGTCCAGAGGAATAATCATTGCTATCTGTATCAAATTTCAATTTTAAAAGTGCATCTTCTAATTTTTTCATTAGACATTTCACCTAAATTCGTTTATAATTTCCTTAGTTTATAATTTTTTATTTCGGCCCTTTCATAGGGCTCTTTTTTTAAAAAGGTAATTCTTCTGCTCCTACTGATTCAAAGTAGTTATAAGCCTCTATATCTTCTTCTAAACTATCTGTTTCTTCTTTATCTGATAGAAGTTTAAGCATTTTTTCAATTGCTCCTAACCTTCCATAGTAAAACCACTTTTCTTGACTTTTATGGTCATGTTCTACTTTGGCTTTTCTATATTCATCTGTTCCTGGTAATGCATCTAACATAGTGTTAAAACATTTATCTATAACCGCTTGTGTTTCTACTATGCTTTGATTTAAAGCTCTTACATCACATTGTAAGATTCTCTTAATTGCTTCCATTTTAAGCACCTACCTTTATTTTTTTATACATTTTTAAGGCATAGAATTTTTTATCTATATCTTTATCTTTGAATTCTTTTATAAAATCTTGAAGTATCTTTATATTCATTTAAATCACCACCTTTCTAGAAACGACCACCATTGCTAACCCATTTTTCATAAGATAATCTGTCTATTCTGTACTCTCGACCTACTTTAACTATGCTAAATACTTTTCTTAATTCAGCATGCTTAACTAAATTTCTTACATAACTTTCAGATGCTCTTATATACTCACTAAATTGTTTTATTGTCATATACTCTCTTGGAGCATAATCATTGCTATTTCTAAACATCTGCATTACTTCTACAATGTCATCTCTTTCTGATATAGCTAATAAAAGAGAATCTCTGTCTATGTTTCTAACTATCAATTTTTGCATTTCTGTAGCTGACATATAAACCTCCTAAATTCCATATTTTATAGCCATATCTTTTACTATTGCTACATAGCCTTCTATAAGCTTTTTATCTTCCGCTATAACATCTAAATAGTTAAGTTTATCTCTCTTACTTTTAGTTACACCTTCTTCTGCCATTCTTCTACGTTTATTAGTTAATCTAATTTCTAAATTAACTCCAAATCTTTTATTTAATAGTTCATAACTTTCTGATTTAAGTAAGTTTATATGTTCAAATCCACCTTGATTTCTAGCTATTTTAGCTATTAAGCTTTGTGTTTCACTTCTCCAGCTTGTTGTATCTAAGCTAACAACTTCTTTTATTTTTTCTGTTTCTTCTTTAGCTTCTATTGCTAACCTATTTGCTCTTAGTGCATTATTATTAGCTTGATTTACTTGTTGTCTCATATCCTTTAAACTTTGAGCTTGCATAATTATTAAATCTTCTATACAAGTTGGACTTTGTTCTTTAATCTGTTTTCTCATTGCAAAATATTCTCTTCTAAATTTCTTTCTAAGTTCTTTTGCTTTTTCTGTTCTCATTAAACTTACTAATGTAAAATATCCTTGCTCTGATAATATGTATATATTTTTAGAGTTTGCTATGGATTGCTTGGTAAATCCTAGTTCTAAAAGTGGGTCGGTAGTATCGACCGAGTTTTTTAAATCTAAAATATCAATACCTTCTTCAAATTCATCAATATTTTCATTTATCAATTCATTTATTCTTTTTAGATCTACTTCGTGTATTTCAGCTATCGTCTTTGCTAGTACAACTTTTTCACTTTCTCCAAATCCACCTTCTATAACTGGTATTTTTTTACCTAAAAATTCTTGCACTCCAGTTATTTCGATTTCTGTTTGCGCTATTGCTAAACTTGTCATTTTTTTCTCCTTTTGTATGTATTTTATTTTTTTAATTAGAAAAAATATTTTTAACTTGCACCTTTTGTGTTGCTTAGTTCTGTAAAAAAAATTTCTTCTATACTTTTATCAAAATAATTAGATATGGTTCTAGCTTCTTCTAATGTAAATTTCCTTTCACAAATTTCTTTTTTGTGATATGAATTTCTAGAAATACCTAGTAAATGTGCCATATCCTCTTGTTTTAAACCTTTTGTTGCTCTTAAAGACTTTAACATATTAGATAAAGACATACTATTCTTCCTTTCTGCATCTTTTCTGTTGCTCTATGATTATATTATATGCAACACAAACGATAATTACAAGACTTTTTTCAAAAAAAATAAAACTTTTTTCATCGTTGTTGTTGCTTTATGTTTTTTTTACGTTGCTTTATTGTAAAATAACAATACGGAGGTGTTGAAATTTGAACGAAAAATTTGGAAAAAGATTTAAACAATTGAGAGCAGAAACTAAGTTAAAACAACAAGATTTTGTTGATTTATTTAACAGTAAATATAATTTTAATTTTACAAGACAAGCTATATCACTTTATGAAACTGGTAAAAGGATCCCTGAAATAGATGCATTAACTTGTTTCGCACAATTTTTCGATGTATCTGTAGACTATCTCCTTGGAAGAACGGATGAAAGAAATTTAAATAAAGAAACACCTAAACTAGATCCAGGTATAAAAACTATAGCTGCACATAGAATTAATCCGTATGAGGATATTTCCGAAGAGGGTATTAATAAAATAAATGAATATATAGAAATGATAAGGATAATGGAGCAAAATAAAAAATAGATAACATATTATAAAAATTGAAGATATATATGAAAATGATTGAAATGATGTATAAGAATAAAAAATAACATAAGTTTTACATGATGAGGAATACTTAGTATGAATGAAATAATTATACAAATGCCTAAAAATATAAATGATAACAAAGATAGCTTTAATTTTTTAGTTTGTTCATTATATAGTAAAATTAAACCTATAACAAATTCAAAAATAATTTTGGATTTTAAAAAAACTAGATGGGTAGAAGGAAATATTGTAACTTTACTCGGCGCTATAGTAGATACAATTTTATCAAATAATAATAAACTTGCATTTAAATCTGTAAGTAAAAGTATAAATAATTTATTAAATAAAAATGGTTTTTTAGAAAAATATGGATTAATAGAACAATCTAATGATATCTATAAAAGTTCAATAAAATTTGAAATTTTTACGCCTAACGATAAAGTTAAATTTCAGAAATATTTGAAGGAAGAGTTCATACCAAGATTAAATCTTACAATGAGCGAAAGTTTTGAAAGAGATCTTAGACTTAATCTAGAAGAAGTATTTCAAAATGCAAGAACACACGGAAAATGTAATTCTATATTTGTATGTGGACAGTATTTCTATAACTTAAAAAAAGTAAAATTTACTATTATAGACTTAGGAAAAACAATCCCAGATAATGTACGAACTAAATTACCCATAGATACTAGTGATATAGAATGTATTCATTGGTCTACTAAAAATGGTAATTCTACTAAAATAGGAATAAGTGGTGGATTAGGTTTATATAATTTAAGTGAATTTTTAAAAGATAATGGTGGAATAATGCAAATAATATCTTCTTCTGGATATTGGGAACAAAATAAAAATAAAGTTATAAAGTCTAGTTTTAGTAATAAATTTGATGGTACTATTGTGAATATACAAGTTAATATAAATAATAAGACTTATATATCTTTAGAAGAAAAAAATGAAATTAATAAAAATAATTATATAAGTAATATATTTTAAGGAGGCTTACTGTGAAAACTATAAAAATTATTGATACTATAAGTAGTGAATTTGCTGTTTCTCCAGAAGATGGCGACTTAGTTTTTTCTAAGATAGAAGAATGTATAAAAAAAAGTATGCCTATTTGCCTAGATTTTGATGGTGTAGATTTAACAACAACAGCTTTTTTAAATACTGCTATTGGTACTCTATATAGAGAGTTTGACAAAGACACTCTAAATAAATTTATAAGTATGAAAAATATATCTAATTCAGATTTAACTCTTGTAAAAACGGTTATAGAAAGAGCTAAACTAACTTTTACAGATGAACTTAAAGAGGAGTTTGGTGATGAGTAATAAGATTGATATATCTACATATAATCCAACTAAAAATGACTCCTTTTTTGTAGATAATAATGTTTGGATGTACTTATTTTGTCCTGTTGGAAATTATAATGAAGACTTAGTTAATACATATAATACTTTCTTTTTTAAAATATTAAAAAATAAATGTACTATGTATACTTCTTCGCTTATATTATCCGAATTTTTTAATTCATATTGTAGGGTTGATTTTAAAGTAAAGAGGAAATCTAATCCAAGTTTAAAAGATTATAAAAAAGACTTTAGAAATACAGATTATTTTAATGAGCTATCAGAATCTATTTGTGAAATTATAAAAGATAAAATATTAAAATATTCTATAAGATTAGATGATAGATTTTCAGAATTAGATATTGAAGATGTATTAACAGGCGATAAAAATTTTGATTTTAATGATAAATATATAGCTAAACTATGTGAGGATAAAAATATAAAAATATTAACTAATGATAAAGATTTTTTAAATTTAAATAACAATATAGACATTGTTACTAGTTAAATTTAATCAAGAGCAGATAACTGCTCTTTTATTTGAATTTTATATCGAACATACATTTTATTTTTCGATACATATATTCTTAATAAAGGGGATAAATATGACAAAATTAGATATGCTATACAACTTAGCAAATAAGCACAATATACAAATACATTTTTTTGACTTAACAATTACTGGGTGTTTAGGGTTAAATATAGAAAAAGAAAATATGCCTAGTATGATTTTCTTAGATAATTCTTTGAAAAAAGATAAAAATAAACATATAGAAGTTCTAGCAGAAGAGTTGGGGCATTACTTTACTACTGTCGGAACTAGTGTGGGTAATATAAAAACATATTCAGATAAATTAGAACTTAATAAAGTTGAAAATAAAGCTGACAAATGGGCTACTAACTTTTTAGTAACTGACGAAGAAATTATAAACTTAGTTAATAAAAATATAACTGACATCAATGAAATGGCTGAGATATTAAGTGTTCCATACGAAATAATTTTGAAAAAACTTAAGAATTTATCTATTACAAAACAATATTTAGATTTAGGAAATGGAAAATATTTAATATTAAGTAATTTCCCTAATTTAATGATTTATCAAGATATACTTTAAGGAGGTTTGACATGAATAATCATAACATCAAAAGCTCTTTTATAAGAAAAAGAGGAAGTAATTATAACGTCTATATAGAATATATAGATGAAAAAACTAATAAAAAAAAGCAAAAGAGTCAAGGTTCATTTAAGAAGAAAAAAGATGCCGAAAAATTATTAATAGAAATAAAAAATGCAATCAATAATAATAGTCTAAAAGCACCTACAAGCAAAACTTTCGTTGATAGATGCTACGATTATTATAATGATCCGGTTAAAGATTTTAGCCCTACTACTCTTAAACGTTCAAATGGCGTAATAGGTAATTATGTTACTAAGTTCTTTAGAGATACTTTATTATCAGATATAAACGTTTATATGTATCAAAAATATATAAATTATTTATATTCAACTAATTTAAAAGTAAGTACTATAAAAGAAATTTTAAATAAAACAAATGCAGTATTGCATGAATGTTATAGACTTAAAGAAATACGAGAAAATATACCAGACTTTATAATTTTACCTAAGAGAACGGAATCTTCTTCTTTAAATATATATACAGTAGAAGAATCTAAGAATATATTATGGCAATCTGAATATTTTCCTATTGTAGAAATTCCATTAAATCTTTTTCTATTAGCTGGTTTAAGATTCGGAGAAATGGCAGGACTACTTTGGGAAGATATTGATTTTGAAAAAAACACATTAATGATTAGAAACAATCTAGTGTATGTAAATGGTAAATACTATTTAAGAAAAACTAAAACTGATGGTAGTACTAGAGATATTACTGTTCCAGAGCATTTAATGCATTTACTAAAAAAAGAAAAAATCAGGCAAAATAAATTAAAAATACAAGGCTTGATTAATAATGAACATGATGTCGTTTGTTTGAATAGTAAATATAAATATTGGAATAATACTTCTTTTACTACAGCTTATAAAACATTTTTAAATAAGATTAATATGAGATACGTTAAATTACATTCTTTAAGACACTCTCATGCTACTATGTTAATAGCATCTGGAACAGATATGAAAACTGTATCTGCAAGATTAGGTCACACAGATATAAAAATAACATTAAATATTTATAGCCACATCTTAAAAGAGATGGACAATACAGCTTCAAACAATATAGAAAAATTACTGCTATAATAAATTAAACTGACCTCTATGAGTGTCAGTTTAATGTCAGTATTTAATCAAATGTCAGTTTAATGTCAGGTAAATTTACGCTTGTACAAAACAGTAAAATCTAGTTTTTCCAATAGCTTGAATTAGTTAGAATTAATATAAAACAGCTAAATTGTACTTCTCGAACAAGTCCTTGATTATTATTAATTATCAAGAATTTTCAATTTTTATAA